TGGTGATTTACATGTGTTCTCTCCATTGTTTTGAGTTTCAAAACCATATTCAAGTTCACCATCATCATTTTTATTTACTTTTCCAAATAAAACAATTGAGAATAAGCCTTCCAAAGTTAAAGTGTTGTCAATCATTTTACCAACAGTCTTAGCTTTAATCTTTCTATTCCCATTTATATCAGTTGAATCTTCTGAGTGAGTTAAGAAAATAATAGTCAAGTCATCTCTTAGATCTTTAGGTAACTTAGCAACCTGTGCTAGGTTAGCTGCAATCTGAGTAAACTTTTCATATCCTTTCTCATTAGCTCTATCAAAATATTCAAAAGAACTCATATACTGCCAATCATCAACAACAATTGTTTTGATATGGCCCATTTTGTCATTTACATGACGCATTGCCTTTATAATACCCGGAGCTGTAGCAGTTGAGGTAAGATTACCTTTAGGATTATCCTTAGTTATCTGAGTATACTTACTCTTCCAACCTTTAAAAGGTAGAGGTTTATTTGCTATGTTTATGATGAAAGTCTCTTTAGGATCTAATGTTCTGATTGAGGTTGACTTTCCTGTACCTGAATCAGCAATTACTAATACGCTGTTTGCCATGATTTATTTATTGAATTTATTGATTACTTTGGTTAGTGTGATTAATGTTTGATTAATTTCTTCAAGCTTGTTTACAAGCTCAGTACTAGATTCTGCATCTGGGTTTGGTAAATCAAATAATGTTTTACCTATATCTGCTACAAATTTAGGCTCCTCTATAATAGATTTACCTCTAGAAGTTATATCATTAATAACTTTTAATTCACTTACAGGTATAAGATGCCTTTGAAATCCTGAGCTAGAAGTAATTAATTCATACTCTGATTTCCAATGAGGATTAGATCTATGTAGATATAACGTTCTCTTTGGGTCTTCTGTATCATAATCAATACTCACAAACTCTGTGTATATATCTTTATCTTTCTCTAGTTCACTAGGGAAGAATGATACATATAATTCATCTTTACCTTGAGGCCTATAGGCCATCTTTGGTATATACAGTGCATTTATATTACCCATTGTTTGAAAATAATCTTCATGCTCTTCTCTTAATATATTTACTTTTTGCTTACGTTCTTCAGGAGTTAATCCCATAATTTCTGTTTTTAATTTTTTAGTGCTTATCATCTGCGTTCTTGTTGTCCAGGAGTGGCCATTTCTGCAATCTGCATCTTTTCAAATTCAGCTCTGAAAAAACTCATTCTTGCATCACCATTTCTTGCTTTTAAGAAATGTAATACCAATGTCCTATCATTTTCTATAATATATCTATCAGGTCCATAGAACCTAATCTTCTGTTTGGCTGGCCGGTTAATACCAATCAGCATATCTGCATGTTGCAGCATAGCATCTGATCCAAATATATCTGACTCAAGAATATAATTACCATACTTACCATCAATTGCTCTATCAGGGTTATCAATATTTCTATTAAGTTGTGACAGTGCAATAAATAAACAAGGATAATCTCTCTTACATTGAGTAAAAAACTCACCTAATTCAAATAACATATCTAATGAATTGTTTTGATAAGGCGCTCTCTTTACAAGCATTGTATGATCAAGTGTAATTATAGTCTTCTTACCTTGATGTTTAGTCATATACTGATCAATTTGATCACGCATTTGATTTACAGTCAGGGGTGTTGATATAATATCTACAGGATACTTTACTCTTTCTTTAGCATACTGATGACATGTGTTTAATGCTTCAGTACTTAAGACAGATCCAGCACTACATAATTCTTTATATGTCTTACCGGTTATAGAACTAAATTCTCTAATGGCTGATGTTCTACCAACCATTTCAAATTGAAACTCAAGAACTCTGAATTCATCATTAGGATTAAGTATAAAAGACTCACGTATAATCTGATCTTTAATCAGAGTTTTACCTGAGCCAGGTCTACCACCAATAACAGTTAGTGTGTTCCATTCTAAGCCATCAGTAGCTGCATCATTAAACTTGGGCCATGGGGTATAGATTGATTTCTCATCTCCTTTTGACCTAGCATACATATATTTTAGTGCATCATTGAAGGCTGTGTACTGGCCCACCCATGCTGGTGTTGGTTTACTCATTTTCTATAATGTTTATAATACTTTCTACATTATCAATACTAGCTTCACATGACTCCTTATCAGGAACCCATGTTTCATCTCTTAGCATTTGAAAATCTTCCAGTATTTGATTTAATTTATATAATACTTCATTAATTTTATCTGGTCTCATATTATACTACGTTTTCTTTAAAATGATCTTCTTCTGTACTTACACCTTCTACTATCATATCACAGTAGTCAGCTAAAGTAGAATGTTTGACCCTATGCTTATCTTGCTTACATATAAAGTATTGACTTGTTTGCATGTACATATACTCTGCATCTCTATACTCATTTACATACATCTTAGTAGCTTTAAGTACTTCATCCCATGTATGATCATATGTTTCAAAGAACCATCTAAATGCTTCTCCTAAAGCTTTGACATTATTTCTTGCAGGTTTACCGCTTGGTAACTTCTTAGCAGGAAATACTTCTCTAAACTCATTTATCTTTTCTACAAAGTCTTTACCCATTAGTTGGATATCAGTCTTTTTCTTAGCTTTAATAAAATAACTGTCTAGAGTAGCACAAATTACTTTGGCTTTATCTGTCATTGTATATTTACCATCTTCTAATTCAAGAAAGCCTCTGCTTACTAAAACATCCCTATCCTTTGCTATTACCTCTGGTAAGGAGATTTTTTCCTTCATACCAAATAGGATCAAGCTCTGGTTTGGAGTCAGGTTTGCTTTCAGTATCTTCTGAAATAGTTCCCACATATTTTTTTAAGTGTTTTAAAGTGTTATTATGAGCATCCAATACTGCTTGTTCATTACTGAAAAATCCATTCTCAATCATTTTACATGAATTGATGATGGTTGCATGGTTGCGTTTTAAAAATTTACCTATACTGGTTTTAGTATGTCCTTCCTTGTGAGCCAAGTAAGACATCACTTGTACATATACAATGAAATCTCTGAGTCTAGTCCTATGCTGTAGATTTTTAACTCTACGAAATTTAGGATGATGATTATGTAATGCAGCTAATGCACTATCATGAAATATACCCAAAGGAATCTTTTTGTTTTCTTCAAGAGGGGTGTAAATATACAATTTTACCCCGTGAATTTTATAAAAAGATTTTTTAAATTCAGCAATATCTTGCTTCTGGTTAAGTTGCTGGTTATTAGCCATATATATTAAAATTTAAGGTTATCAAAGGTACTAAAATCTACCATTCTATGCAAGTTTTGCCAAGCTTTTCTAATTCTAAGTTGGCTTTGTTGAAAACGTCATTACAGTCCCATTCACCACCTCTATATGCAGCTGATGCAGGGTGTGAACATTTAAGAATCTTACAGTTAGGAATCAAGGTTTGCCATTGCTCAGCCTTCTTACCCATCAATATGAAAATAGTATCTTTATTATGTCTATTGATATTATCAAAGATGTATTCTGTGAAACTCTTCCATATAGCATAGTGAGAACCAATTTTATTTATCTCACATGTAAATGCCGTGTTAATTAATAACACACCCTGGCTAGACCAACGTCTTAAATCACATTCTTCAGGTGTATAGATAACTCTACCTGTTTCTTCAAAGCCTCCAATTGTTTGCTTTAGTATATATTGTAAAGACTTTTCAGCTTTACCTTTTCTACTGCAGCTAAATGCAATTCCGTCAGCTACACCTAGTTGTGGATAAGGGTCTTGACCTACAATAACAACTTTCATTTTGTCATAAGGACATTCATAAAAGCCATTAAATACATCTTTAAATCTTGGAGTAAAGCGCTTGCCTTGTTCAACATTTTCAATTAGTGTATTCATTATATGATCAAAGCTCAAACCATTAACATAAGGTGAAAGCATGCGGTCCCAACCACTGTGTTCTAGTTTATCATTTAAATTATCTCTTAATGTATTGATGTTTATTTCCATTTTTTTAGTAAATTATAGTATATTTGTTATCTAAATTAATTATTATGGCAAGTGAAAAGCTTTTAACTTATGATCAATGGGACTACAAAGATGTAGTCAAAAATCTTGAATTATCTACAGTATATATTACTTCATTACAAAATATTATTACTGATATGATACATAAAGATGAAAAGCTTGATACTGTAGGTCAAACGTTTGCAAAGTTTGATAAAATAACTGAACAACACCGTAATGGAACTAATCCAATGGAAGGTGTAACTCTTGATAATTGGGAAAAACAAATTTATACGCTTTTCTCATTGTTGCAAACAATAAAAGTAGGTGCTTACGATCAAAAGTTAAATAAGCCTACTAAATCTACAGCTACTGAAGAAGATCTTAGAATAGCTACTGCATTGATGATGGAAGGTAGTGAAGAAGCAGAAGCTAAGCTAAAAGAAATACAAAGTAAAATTACTTTAGCGTAATTGCATACCATTAAAGTCTCCTATTTCTATACATGATTGTATTGCTAAGTTCAATTCATCTTTATCACAGTCTGCAAAAGATTTACAATACTCTTTTTTGTCTTTTACAAAGCATAGCCCTGCAGATCTTTTCACTTGTATTTTGGCTTCTTCAAAGGTGTAACCAATTTCTTGTGCTATTTCTCTAATCATTGCATGTACACGTGCTAACTGTGGGTTACTACCCTTATCACCACTTACACCAACAAAGATTTCTAGTCTAGAACCTTCTTCTAATTGTTCAAAGAACTTTCTATACTTTGTACCCATAGCTTTAATAGGAAAGTGTAATTGACCATCTTTGACTGATGCTTTTATATATAAGTTATCTTTCATTTTAAAAGAGCTAATACAACAATAATTAAAATACAAGAAATCACAGATATAATTGCTGCTTTTTCACTTGCTTCTATCTGGGCTTTTCTTTTCCCTTGATTATTGGTAGGGTCAGTTATTTTTTCAAGCATTTTAATCTTACTTGATTTTCTTTGCTCCTCCATTTGTTCATCAATACTTTGATCTAAAAGCATTTGAGATATGGTTTTTATATCTTCAAGTCTTTGATATGCTGCATCCAAGTTTCTTTGACCACTTCCTGGGTGTATGTCTACTTTATCTAAGTGAGACAATGCTTCTACAGCAGAGGAATAAATTAATATGTTTTTGTTACCTTTTTTCATCTGGTTCTCTCTTTATTGGTGTAAATAATAAATAATTAGGATCATGCGGATCTAAATCCATTCCATAGACACTGACCCATTTGTCATTGTCTAATATGTACTGTATGCCTCCTATAAATTTGGTTTCTTGATTATTGCTCATGATATTCTAATATTTTTTCTTCTATATCTTCTTCTAATAAATGTTGTACATCTATGGTAACTTGATTACCATTAGTATCCGTGTTAGTATACCAAACATGCTTTATATCTGCTGTTGGTCCATAACCCGGTGTCCCTGGATCTCCATTGGAATCATACCATTGGTCTGGTTCTCCTGGATCATAAGTATATTCTACTTCTACTGTTTCTCCTGTGTTAGTTATAAGCTCCATCACAAAAATCTTAAAGCTGACCCTACATAAACAAACTCTTGCCCGCACTCAGTGCATTTAGCATTAGATTCATTACGTAATAAGGTTGGCATGTTACAGTTAGGACAAGGAGTTTCTCCTTCTTCTATATATTCTTCTATTGCTTTTCTAGCATAGCTATGTATCATTGCATCATGTGCACCACGATACTCTAGCTCTTCTTGTTGCTCAATAAAGAGCTCTTTCATTTTTCCCATAATATTATTTTTTTAGTGGATTGTAATAATTAATTTTTGATTGATCAAATCCTTTAACTGCATCAGATACCCATTTCTCATCTTGTGTACCTTTGTACATAAGTATATGACATGTAGCTGTCTCAGTTGGATTTAACCTGAGTAATCTTCCTATTCTTTGTGCTGTCTTTCTTTCATTACCATATGCATGCATAATAATACCAGCTTTTAGGCCAGGTATTGTAACACCTTCTGATAACTGTAACACACAGGATAGTTTATCAATCCTTCCATCAGAAAATAACTCAAGGTTTTCATCTGATTTAGGATTTTTAGAATGATAACTATGTTTACACATTCTATCCGCTTGCTTTTGGGTATTAGCAAATACAATACATTTAGTATTTACATTATTAATGATACCCTTTACATAAGCTTCTTTACTAGTATAATCCATTAGAGCTCTCATACGCATAATTCTACCAAACTGTATTTGCTTGTCAGTATTAGCTTGTGCTAGTCTATTGGTAAGATAATCATAATCTTTTTTCTCTGATGTATACCAGAATCCACCTGCCTTGTTCTTCTTCTTTAGAGAAGGTAACTTAGACAATTCTAACTCATGTATAATGATTTTATAGTCATTAAGTATCTTTGAGTCAGTTGCATCATCCGTAGTAAATATATACTTGATAGGACAATACTTTTGTACTAACATTCCCTTTTCAGAGGTTGTGTTTTTTGGTGGTGTACCAGTAAGACCAAGAATTCTACCTGTAAATCTAGCTAGAAATAACTCATGAACATATTTAAGTGAGTGACACTCATCTAAATATACTATGTCATAGTCTTGTGGTTCTTTCTTTTTTAATGAGATGTATGTAGTAAAAGTAATATGATTTGATAGATCTTGAAGACCCATCTTTTCTAACTCATCAGTCCATGATTGAGCCACTGAATGTTTTGGAACTACTACCAGTACTTGTATGAACTGATCATAGTATCTTTGAAGGTGCTGTATTGCTATTCTAGTTTTACCTACACCCATAGATATGGCCAAGCCACACCTTTTATGTTGCACTGCTATTGATAGTGCATCTTCTTGAACTATGTTTCTAGTTGGAACAGCCGTCCCAGAATTGTTTGCCATAATATTATTGTTATTGATAGTACGATTGTCCAAGCTAATATTTTAACTAGCCTGTCTTTTTGATATTGTTTCATCTCTCTTTGGTGTTAAAGGTTTTGTAGAAATCTTCAAATGTTCCGTCTCCGTCACA